GCAATCAATCTCCGCGATCCCGGCAAGTTTACAAGAACCGTGAGAAAAACTGATGCAAATTCATGAGTTAAACAGTCCACGACGCACAGACGAAGGATTAGGAAGTTGGGCAAAGGCCGTTGGCAAAGCTGCCGCTACTGGACTTGGACACTCGATTTCCAAAGGTGCTGGATATGATCTTTCTAAAGATGACCCCACTGCTAGTGCAGGCATACTAGATCCCAAACAAAAATTAGCTGCTGTGATGCGAGAACCAGCCATGGTCAAACTGGCAACACAGTATGCTGACGAATGGCTCAAAGATCCTAAATCCAAAGTGCAGGCAAAGGCACAAGCACCAGCACAGGCCGTGCCAGAAGCAATAGCCGAACGTGTGTCGGCTCCTAGTAGAGTTGCTATCAAACCCGCCACTGTGCCTGCACCAGGTTTCAACGCTAATAATCTAATGAACTTGCCGGGCATGCAAAAGTATGCTGCACCGGCTGCCGGAACACAACCACAGCCTGGTACCACTGGCAGCAGAATAAACAAAGCCGACCCTAACAATCCAAATATCAAAGATCAAAACCGGTATGTTCAAGGTCGTGCAGGCAGTGGCACAGGCGGCAATGCAACCAAGTTTGCAAAATATGATCCAGCTTCGTCAGCTACAGCCAATGCTGGGCAAGGTATAGACAACATGGTAAGAGGTGGCGTGGCTGCACAGCAGACAGCAGCGCCTGCAAAACCAACCGGCACAGCAATGCCATTGAAACCATATCAGGTGCCCGGAGCAGGAACAGATCCAACACCAACTGCCCCTGTAGGATATAAAACAGCAACAACCACAACACCTGCAAAACCAACCGGCACACCAATGCCATTGAAGCCATATCAGGTACCTGGTGCAGGAACAGATCCAACACCAACAAAACCCGGACAAACTGCAACAACCACGACGCCTGCAAAAACAACAGGCACAGCAATGCCAACCGCGCCATACCAGGTACCCGGAGCAGGAACCAATCCAAATCCAACCACCCAACCAGCCGGCACAACAAAACCACAAATACCTCCTGCTACGCCAAATAATTACATGGACGACTTCGAGGCTTGGGCTAATCAAAAGACTGCCATGCGCGATTCAACCACCTATCGTACAATTGGATTGGACGATGTTAAAAACACCCCTCAGAAAAAAAATCTAAAGGCAGAACTGGCAGCAGCCAGACAAGCAGTTGACACAGCACAAGGCAATCCCACAGCAACTAAAGAAGCAGTTAAAAATTATATTTTAACAGCGTTGGCCGGCGCACAGCTGATAGCATCACAAAATAAAGTAGCGGCTGCCTCAACTCAACCGCCTACTGCACAGCAGTCTCCTAAAACGGCTGCTGCCGGAACCGCTGCGCCTGCGGCCGGCCAGACCAATGCTGCCAATCCGGGTCAGCCTATTGACATAAACGCATTGTTAAAAAGCGCAGGACTAGACCCGGCTGCATTACAAAAAGCAGCTACAGTTATGCAACAAGCAACACGAAATAACAAACTGTCTACTACCGGCGACGATGCAATTGATGGCATGTTGCAAGTGATGGGATATAAAGTATCATGATATTAAAAGAAGGCGGTAATGTTTTTAAAGACCAATCAGGCGGCATACTGACACAGCGTATAAATCAAGCGGACATTGCTCCAACTCTAGCCTGGTTAGATCAAATGTTACCGGGACTGGATCTGCAGAACAATACCTTAGGCTCCACTGGCAAAAAACCCACGTCGGGAGACTTGGATCTTGCAGTGGACGCCAACCAAGTGACCAAAGATCAACTGGTAGCCAGACTATCACAATGGGCCTCCGGCCACGGATTCAAGCCGGAAGACTATGTTAAAAAGTCCGGCATCAGTGTGCATTTTAAAACGCCCATCATGGGCAATCCCAAGCTGGGCTATGTGCAAACTGACTTCATGTTTTTGACCAATGTGCCATTTTCCAAGTTTGTGTTGAGCGCAGCCGGCGACAGTGCTTACAGTGGATCAGCTCGTAATATACTGATGAACAGCATTGCCAAAAGCATGGGCTACAAGCTGAATCAAAACGCAGGTATTGCTGACCGTGCAACCAATGCCATCATTTCGGATGATCCGGACAAGATTGCCAAACTGCTGTTGAATAAAAAAGCCACTCGAGCTGACCTACACAGTGTAGAAACCATTGTGGCCGCACTAGAAGGCGATGCCAAGCGTGATGCCAAGCTGGCTGATGCACGTGAATACTTTGCCAAGATTGGCGTGCCGTTCATGGAAAGTGAACAGCCCCTGTATCAGCCCTACGACGAAGTGAGTTTTTTGGCGCGATTACGAGATCGTGTGGTCAATCAAGGCATGAGTGTGATTGTCGAATCTGATGTACAGGGCGGCAAGGCTAAGGGCATTGAACACTTAGAAGATCTAGTGTTTCGCAAAGGCAGCCGTGGCATTTCAGATGCCTTGGCCATCATTGATCATGTGGCCCAAGACACGCCAAAGACCACCACAGTCAAGTGGGACGGAAAGCCTGCTGTAATATTTGGCCGTAAAGAAACTGGAGAGTTCGTGCTGACCGACGTGTCGGGCTTTGCAGCCAAAGGTTACGACGGCTTGGCCACCAGCGTCAAACAGATTGCACAGATCATGTCACTGCGCAAAGGAGATCGTACCGACTTAATTGCTCTGTATGCCAAGTTGTTTCCTTTATTAGAAGCGGCCACTCCCAAGTCATTCCGAGGCTATGCACAGGGCGATCTGTAGTATACCACTACACCAGCCGAAGTATCTGGCAACTGGGTGTTCAAGCCCAACACCATCGAGTACCGTATTCCAGTCAACAGCGAAATTGGAAAGATGATTGCCGGCACTGAAGTTGGTGTTGCTATGCATACCTACTACAGTGAAGTTGGTTCTGCCAAACAGCCCATTGGCACATTGAAATTCAATCGTGTTCCGGGCCTGCTGTTGATTGAGCCAGTGGCACCGAGAGAAAACATTACTCGGGACAACAAACTGACCACACAGATCAAACAACTGGCTCGAGCAAATGGTGCTGCCATTGATCAGTTGTTTAATCCGGCTGATCTTAGATCTCGTGGCATCACAGATTTACCCAAACTCTGCATTGACTACATCAACAGCATTGTTAAGAATCCTGCGTACAATGATTTCAATTTGGCAACAATTCTACCCGAATTTGGACAGTGGTTACAGGCCACGGTAACGCCGAGAAAATTCAACAACATTGCAGAATATCTACAGAGTCCGCGTTCCAACACCGACGGCATTGCAGCCGCGTTTACTGCCTTTGTGCTGTTGCACAAGCTGAAACAGCACACCCTAGGACAGCTGGATCGTCAACATCCTGGACAAGAAGGCTGGGTCATGGCCACTCCGTCAGGCATGGCCAAAGCAGTGAATCGATTTGGATTTACCCGGGCCAACGTACAACAAAACAATCCGGATCAACTGGCCTAATTGGAGATTTTTTACCAAATGTATAAATAAGTGCAGGTCCAACGTGACCATACACTAAGGAGATTTTAAATGGCTTATATCACACAAGTAAACGGCAACTTTCAACCAGTTGTAAACATGGATTCTGGCACAGTTGCTGCCAGTCCCGGCGCAGGCTGGAACAGTGGTGCAAACACTGTAACCAGTGGTGCAACAGTTAATGCAGCAGGTCCAAAACTAGACTTCGGCACAGTTACTTTCACAGGTAACGCTACAGTCAGTGGCTCTTCATTGGCAATTGCAATCCAGACAATTCAGACCAAGGCAACTATTGCCATCTATGAATTCACAACTAACAGCTCTAACACAGCTACACTAGCTTTGGCTACATACCCAACTGCTGCATGGGACTACACCAACGCTGGCGATCTAGACGCTGCTTTGACTGCTGCTCTAGGCTATGCTGTTACCACAGCTGGCACAGCAACATTCACAAACTAAGCAATTAGTTCGTAAAACAAAAACCTGCTTCGGCAGGTTTTTTGTTGGAACAATTTTATATCGCTAAGTAAACATGCTCGTGTAGCAATCTTGTCCTGCATAGGGCGGGACTTGAACGACACACACATACACAGGAGAAAAACATGAGC